TAGGGGCCAAAAGCCGTACAATCGTGCGGATGATTCATAATGTTTTATTTATCAAATAAATGCGGCTGCACCGATTTGTACAAGTTCGTACAAAATGAGGTGCAGCCGCACGAATTTATGCTCTCTCGTACATCACCCAGTAGGGTTGTCCTGCCAAATATTCTACATGGTACCCGGCATCAGCCAGTTGTTTGGCCAGCGCCATCGGAGCGACATCGACAATGTTCGACAGCTCATATACCAGTTCAGCGGTGGTCTTGTAAGATTTCTGTGAAGTGGTACCGATGGGTGAATAGTTCTGGCCGATGAAGTTTGCTATGGCTTTCTGCCGCTCGGCTTGTTGCTTCTCCAATTCGTCTCGTTTGTCCGGTTCTTCGTCGTTTTGATAAGAACGGAATCCTATAGGCTTTTTCATTGGGCACCTCCTTTCTGATTAGGGATAAGGCCTAAAAATTCGGTACGGGCATTATGTAATGTTGCTAAAACATCCAAAAATGTTTTTGAATTGTCATAGAAATAACCACTGTATTCAAGAAGAAAGCCGATACTATCATCCAACAATTCTGCAAGAGATGCTGCTCGATTATTTTGCAATTTCAATAAGCAATTAGATATGGAATCGTTGAGTACAATTCCATTAACGGTAGTATTATCCATTCTCACCTCCTTTCTGTTCCAGCATATTCGCCTTCTCACTGAATTGATAAATGGAACGTACCTTGCAAATATCGAGAAAGAATACCGTGTCCGGGCATCCACCACTTATGACATGTGCCTCGATGCGTATAGTACAGTCACGTCCCAAAGGAGTAGCAGTACATTTCATACGTTTCATCTTGGGGTGTTCAGCATTAATGCGGTTGACCGTATCGCCTATTTCATGCTTGAGTGCATCCAGGGAAAGTTCATCCTTGATAAGAACGTTTTTATACTTCTCTACATAATCAATAACCTTTTTCCATGCCCGGTTCTTGGGGGAATAGGTCTGCAGATGGTAAACAAAGAACATCATGCTTTGCCTCCTTTCTCATTAAAGGTGATGTTGACTGTCCCACCATTGACATAGATGGAGATGGATTTGTCGCTACGTGCTGCACGGATACGTTTACGTCCGGCGCACAGTTCAATACCCAACTGGGCAAACAGTTCTTGAACCTTCTCTGCGGATACATAGCGTCCGCGGGCGCTTTGGGCTTGTTTTTTCATACTGTTTGATTGTTTAGCGTATAGGCAGAAAAACGGCTGCCATTTCCCGTGTCGCTAAACAATCAAACAGTTGTCACTCCGTAGAGCAAAACAAATTGATAGGAAAGGCAGCCGTATGCATTTGTCAATAAACAAACTTCTACATATCTTCAGTATGGGCATAAAAAAAGCCCATTATGTCATGAGCATTAACCGCGCTCTACGTACATGACTAACATGTTTGATTGTTTAGCACCACAAAGATGAGAGTTTATTTTGAAATAGCAAAAGAAAAGCGGAGATTTTTTGTTTCTCCGCTTTTAATGTCACATTAAAAAGTTATACTGGCAGACAACCCACCTGGTGATGCTGACATTTTCAAGTATTTACCAGCCAACCATTCATAACGCAAACTCGAAGCATACAGAATGACAGCAGCCGCTCCAAAAATGACACTGGTTCCAGCAACAGCCACTTCATAGTCTTCGCTGTTATTAAAGAACCAGATACCTCCACTGACAGCCGCACATGCTAAGGACGCTGTTTTAAATCGGGAAGATTTAATCATCATGTGCCCAGCCTCAAATTGTGGATTCCCCACATCTGTTCTCAATTTTAACGACTGCATAAAAGTCATTGGCTGTTTTTCGGCATTTGGATTCTGCCCATCGACTCTCTCCGGATGTCCTGGAGGTATTTGCCTCTCGGTTGTTTCTGTGTTTCTACGATTTTCACGTCTCATTTCCGGACGTTCTTGTGCTAAAACAGTGTTTGCCACTAAGGACAGAACACAGATTAAAAATAAAACTCGTTTCATATTCAATTATTTATAGTATTTTTGCCAAAAAGAAAGTTATCATGAAATATACCGATAAAGATATACAGCAAGCTATAGAGCTTTCACAATATGCAGCCAATAAATGCTCTGAATTAGAGGATTACTCCATAGAGATGGAAGAACAGCTGTTTCGTTTACAACGGAAATGCAGTTTAATCAGAACATTGCAGATAACCACTCCCATAAGTTTGCTAATCGGTCTTTTGTTAGGACTCCTAATATAAAACCCACCGCTCCCCAAACAGCGCTGGCAATATTGATATAGTTTCCCCACAATGTCGTTTTCTTTATCCTGCTATCCAGCTCGTTTTCTTTTTCCTTCATCTCCAAATATTTGGCAAACCCCATTTTTACAGCTTTCTTGCCTTCGCGGGTCAAACAAATAGATTCAGTTTTTCCTTGTGCAGTAGAAATTAATCCTTCTGAATCTATGTCCGTTATAGCTTGCGTTATACGTTCCATATTATAACCTTTTTTTTGAAATTTGTCTTTAATATCCTTAGGATGAATAATGGTTTGTTCTGATATATATGTCAGAATGAAATCTTCCAATGAATTCATATCTAAAAAATCAATTCCTTATGCCGCGCGCCCACCGGAACCACCCGGAACCCGATTGAGTACGGGTTGCACGGCATAAGGAATTGAAACGTTTGGTTTATATTGGGCACTGCAAAGGTGTTAATTCTATTTCACATATCCAACAAAGAGATACAAAAAAGGCTTCCAACCCGTGGAAGCCCTCCTAATTGTCATTAAAAACCTTACGGCCTCGCGATTGACCGAGAAGTATTTTTCAATTCATTGGAATTTACATCATGCCAAGTGCACCTGACTTATGTCATTCAGAAAGCCATGCAATGCGCTTTCTATTTTTTCAACCTGAGCTTTACGTGGTTTTTTCAAACCTGATGCGTAATGTCCCAAGAGTTTCTGGTTGACCCCCGTTATACGCTCCAGTGCAGCCTTGGTAAAAATACCGCTATAATACTGGAGGAACGACTGTACATCAAAAGTCCATTCTACGGATATTTCTCCTTGTAATTCTTTAGGGACTGTAGAATTATGTTTTTTATACAGTTCAATGGAGGCAAGAAGATTCTCTTTTGTTTCCTGCACAGTTTCACCCTCTCCATAGATACCAGGAACATTGTCAGCCCACGCACCGAACAAGTCCGGTCCTTTTTCAATTGTCACTTTAAGTTTTCCCATAATAAAATCCTCCTTTCAAACATATAGAGAAAAGGGGGAGCTTATTCAAGCTCCATATCCCTGATAATTTTCTTTCTTAGTCCTTCACCCATTTCTTTGGCGCCGTGATAGGGCACCGGGTATCTGATACCGTTCTTGTCTTCATAAATCCGATGGCTCCCGTCTCCTTCACCTTTTATCCAGTGCCATCCTCTTTTCTTTCCACGTTTCAGTATCTGACTATGAAATTCTCTTGATTTAACCATATCTTAGTTGTTTCAATGACGCAAAGGTAGTAAAAATTCTACTTTATGCAAATAAAAAGAGCTTTTTTATTCTATCCGGTAAAAAGTTCCCTTCAGTACCTTGCTTAATCCATCAACATCTATTTCCGTCTCAATCTTCTCGCACAAATACTGCTTGTTGCCTATAAGAAACACCTTATTCACATCCGGCAGCTTATTGGCTTGGAACTGGATTGTGTAAGGGATATTGGAGTGAAACAGACTGAGTGTCGACAACCGATGTCCGACACTGTCCGGACAAACATCGTTCAAGCTTAGGGAATACGGAAGGAAGTCTGTGAGCTGTGCCCCGGTCTTCTGCTGGTAGTCCGTAAAAGGATAGGCATAATCATAGGCATGTGTCTGACCGCTGTAAGTTACGTTCTGCCGGTTGAACTTGCCGGTATTGACAGCCACTTCCATGTGCCCGTTTTTTTCCTGCTTCTCCTTCAGTTCCACGTCACCGTTTATGGCTTCCTGGACATTGAAGCGCTCCTGCTTGGCAACAGTAGCCTGGTAGCCCACCGCGGGTATGTTCAATACCATGGAGGTGTACGGACGGGACAAATCGTAATCAGCTACAGAGCCATACACGCCGACATTGAACTGAATAATTTTAGCCGGGACGATTCCGAGTGAGGTCTCTACATCGGACGATTCCGGGTCACGGATTAAATCCGCATACAAATTGACTTCACGCAGCGTATTCTTATCATTTTCATTGTAGTTGATATAATACCGTTTACCAACAATAAAGATTGTACTTTTCTTGTCACTGTCACCCATTCCGTTGTATGCGGCCAGCATTGCATCGTAAGAATCATATTCTTGTTTGTATGCAGCTTCTATGATGTCCCTTTCAATTCGCAGATAGCCGTCATCCGTATGGGAAGGCAGATTGTAGCCCACATTGCCAGTGCCCAAGTCTTTCTCATTCTTTTCATCTTCAATATCCACAGTGAACTCCCGTAGCAGGGAAGATGCAGGAATTATCTCCTTTCCGGATTCTGTAAAATAATCGTTAAGCCCTACGAGACTCACCACTTTGGTGCGTTCGTTGACCACCGTAACCGCACAAAGGAATTTCTCCAGTTCATCAAAGAATTCGGAAACAGTCCAGTGCGGCAATGCGGCGGCCACCCGGTTGCTGCTTACCGCGCTGCATACATAAACGTTCCGCAAGAAATTGTTATCAAAGAAGGAGGTATCGAACGTATAGCCAAAATGCTCCACTACTCTCTTGATGACTGTCAAAAGGTATGGCTGTACACATCGACGGCCATAATAGGGGCAAAGGGTAAAATTGTTCGTGCCGAACTCATAGATTGCATCGTTCTGAAGGTTCTCCCATTTGGCTTCCTGATAGAACACCGGCAACCATACAGCTTCAATGTCGTCCACCGAACCGTAGTAGTTCACCATATTGGCAGGTGGCTGGAAACGGTTCTGATTGTTGTTCGGCCAACTGATTGTACCTAAATCAAGTTCGTCAATATACAGATCATCATTCGTCAGCAGATTAAATTCCGCATTACCCGATACGAGCTGTACCTTAACCAGTGCATCTTCTACTGAGAGTAAAACCGCACTGCCGTAAAGCAGGCATCTGGCGTCAACGATGAGTGTGGCCGGAAGGATAGTCTTTTTTTTCGTCACATCCAGTCTGTTCACGTGCTTGAATATGGCATGATTGGCAGGCATGGGGAGTTCTATGTCCAAGGAATAATTGGAACTACGGGTGAAATACGGATTCTCGGAGGTGAACGTGATGTTGAACCCTTCAGGAAGGGCGGCCAACTGCCCGTCAATGTATAATTCTGTCATTGCTTGTTGCGTGATTTATTGTTGTTCAACTTCTGATATTCTTTTTGTGCCTGGTTGATACCCCGTTTGCCGGTAACATAAGTTTCCGCTACCAAAGGGGCATCCAGCCTGTTTTTAAGCTTCCGCAATACGCGGGTACATTCTATCAGCATCGCCACCATAGCCGGGTCATTGGTCGTCGTTGTGGCGCTGGCAGCAGGTGCCTTGGCTGGTACGGTACGTGTACTCTTTCCGGAACCTGCTACAGCCGCTATGTCTTCAGCTGTCAGATTACCAACATTACCGCTACGCTGTGCCACGTCAATGGCGTCGAATATCGGTCGCAGATTCGGGTTGGCCACAGCAAAACGGTTGGCGACAAATTCATTGGAATGTACAATACCTTGCGGCTGATTCCAGTCACCGGACGGAGTAAAGCCGCCGGTGTAGAAATTGGAGATAAGCCCTTTGGCTGTCTCAAATGCGGCAGTTATCAGAGCAATCTCTCCGGCAGCTTTAGCTACACCTACGAAGCCGAGTGAACCTATATTCTTGATGGTGCGTTCGGTAACGGCCATAATCATCATACGTTCCAACGCATCAAGCGACATAGTAAGAATATTCTTCAGGAAGTCCTTGAGAGACACCTCGGAGTCCGTGAAGAATTGCGCCATGGTCTCTCCGAAGCCTTTCGCCAGGTCAGACAGTATGTCAAACTTCTCACGTTCAATCCGTTTTTCTTCTTCAGCATCTTTTTGGGCATCCTTCAGATTACGTTTACGCATCTGTTCACGTACCTGGTTTTTCTTCTCCTCACTGATTGCCGCGTCATTGAGAACCTTATGGTAATATACATCTTGCAGTCTGCGCAGCTCATTGAAATACTCCTCCTCGGAAGTCCTGTTTTCATAATGATACATGGTGGCAGCTTCCACCTGCATTTGGTACTCTTTGTCCAAACGGGAAAACGTCTCTTCTGCCTGCTCCTTACGGCGTTTCTCTTCATCCTTGGCAGACTGTTCATCAAGCCTGCGCAATTCATCACGCGCCTTTATTTCCGCATCAAGTATTTGGTCATTGATACGTTGAATCTCTGAAGGCTCAAGCCCCTTGACCTTCAGCTTATCGTTGAGCAGTTGTATTTCTGCATCCCGCATCTGCTTGTTGTATTCTTCCTGGGTCATCTTATCGTCAGCGAGGTACTTCCGTTTGATGTCAGCGATACGTCGGTAGTAGTCGGCTTCAGCTTGGGCGAACTTGTCTTTGGAAGTGTTGTTTTTATCGCAGGTACAAGGTTTGTTTCCACATATCGGACATTTTCCACCGTCATTGCCTCCGGTGGGATTGTTTTTAGGAGTGTTCGGATTCAATGCTTTCCATTTTTCTTGTACCAGTTTCTTATAACGTGCAGTTAAAGATTCAACAATCTCTTCTTCTTGGGAAATCTTGTTGCGAACATCCTCGCGAGCCATCGACCCCATCGGTGAATTGTCACTCAATGCCGGGGATTTTTGAAGGCGCATCAGGTTGATCCGGTGCTTATCCAGTTCGTCGGCAGCCTCTTTTAATTCGATATTGGTTGCTAATACGGCATTATATCGGTCAAGTGCCTCCGTGTTTTCATTGATGATTTTGCCCTCTTTATCAATCTCTGCATTATAATCCGGAATAATGGCCTGCAATTGTACAATTGCCTTTTTACGTTCAAAATTGGAAAGATTATTATTGTGTATTTTGGTGGTCAACTGTTCAATCAGTGATGATTGACGCGCATATTCATCATTTGATTTTTCTGTAATTTTCTCATTGACTTTATTTAGGTCGTAATAAGCTTTGGTGCGTTGTGTCAGTTTGTAGGATGCGGTAGCTGCTGCAAGAACTAATGTAACCAGTAAGCCAATCGGATTGCTGGACATAATAGTCCAAGCTGCTTTCAGCGATTTGGCTGCCAAATCAACGCGCCCGTGTAAAACCTGTACGGCAGCGGCATATAAATAAGTGGCGGTACGTAGTGATTTAAGTAAAACGGAATGTCCTTGCATGAGCATTGATAATTTACGCAAGTTTCCAAATGATGTTACTGTATAACCGGACAATGTATTCATTGATGCGGCATAAGCCAAATTGAGAACTGTCGCAACTTTGGTAAGTGAATTCCAAATAGAATACCATGCTGTAATTATCTTCAGCCGGGTAGCATATACAAGCAATATCGTACTAAGCCACAATACAGTACCACCCCATTTTTTGCACCAGTCAATCAATCCCGGCAAATACTTGAGCACATTGGTCAGCATATTCGTACTCACCGTCAGAGCCGGATTCAACTTTTCGCCAAGGTCAATGGCTGCCAGCTTCATCTTATTGCGTGCCTGCTCCAGTTTGGCCTGTGCGGTATCACTGTTTATGGCCGCCTGCTCATACGCCACATTGGTATCGGTGACGGCAGCGGTGAAGTCTTTCACCATCTCCGTGTTCTGAAGGATTACGGATGCGGTATTGTAGCCTTCCTCCCCGAACATTTTCTTGATGGCGCCTGCATCCATATTCTTGTTCTTCAGATTCTCCAGTGCCTTATCCAACCCGACAATTTTAGGGTTGGTCTCGTCCGCTCCGGTCTGAAGAACAAGAAAGAATTTCTTCAATCCCGTTCCGGCCACTTCATCCTTTATACCCCGATAGGCAAGAGTTTCAATCAATGCGACCGTCTGTTCAATGGGAACATTGGCCGAAGCCGCTGCGGTACCTGCATTCCGGATAGCTTTTGCCTGGCTTGCGATATTGGCGGAACCTGCCTGGGAGCCGGCAGCCAATACATTGGTAAACCGTCCAGCCTGGTCTGCCGCTGCCCCATATTGGTTGAGTGATAAAGTAAGCGAATCAACCGCTTCGTTCAGGGTGATGTCCTTGGCTGCCGCCTGCAATCGCATGGCTTCCTCCGTAACAGCCTTGAGCGCTTCCTTGTCTCCCAGCAGTTCCGGCTTGGCCGAACCGACCAGCATGAACGCATCCAGGATTTCGGCTGCCGACTGGCGGACACGCAAGCCCTCTTTTGTCATGGTGGTGGAAAGCGTCTTGGCCTGCCCGGTCAACCAGGCAATGCTGTCATCATCAAGTCCGGTCAAGGCTTTCAGCCCGGCCTGGGACTCCTCCAACTTGTTGCGTTCGTCTCTGATGGCGCGCAAGGCAAGGGTAAAACCGGTAAGGAAACCTATTACGGACAAGATAACTCCACCGAAACGGTTGAACCAGTCTACCATACTGCCAATACTGACAGTCGCTTTCTTGGTTTCGGTGGTGATGCCTTTTATCTCCTGGCGATGCTGTTTTAAAATCCCCTGAAGATGCTGTATCTTCGCCATGGTGCGGTTGTATTCCTCAGAGCCGCGTGTCATTTCCTTAATGTCACGCTGTAGGCGTTTCATCTCCAAATCAATGGAATTGATGTCATTCTTAATTTCCTTGCCATCGATGTACAAGTAGACACCTCTTTTGACAGTCTTGTCACTTTTTGCCATAACGTTTTTCAATTGTTATTTTATCAAACTTCTGAAGCACATTCTTGAGTGCCTGGTCACCGTAATACTCTCCGGATAAATCAGCCAGTGATTCGATGTTATCCACAATGGGAGGGTCTAACCAGGGTAGGGGACTTCGCCGGATAACGGCATAGTGTTCATCAACGGTACGCATGCGCCGGATACGATATTCAGAAACACGTAAAGAACGCAGTTCCTGACGTTTCTTCTTATCGCTCCATGCCGAATGTCCCTTCATTATAATTCCGTTCTTGACGATATATCCACGCCCGGCGCCATACTCCCGGTACGCACCATACCGGGCAAAGCGGAAACCCAGACCGACATAAGCCGGTCCACCTTCACGGTCTTTCAGCCAACGGGATTGCAGTTCCCTACGCAATCTGCCGGTTGCGTGTGTCCGTTGTAGAATATTTACGGAGGTATTCCTGACTTTCCACGTCCAGTTCTCAACTCCTCGATTGAATTTCTCGGAGGTCATTAAACTCTTTTCTTCAGTTATTGCCATAAAAAAGCCTTTAGTTCCGGACACAAAACTAAAGGCTGAAAAGAGTGGAAAAAAGGACAAGAATTCAGCGGACAGAGAACTTGAAATCATTGACCCGGTTCAGCCATCCTTTCCGGAATACAAGCTGCGACGGGTCCCTTTTACAGATTTCTTCAATAAACCGGATTCTGTCTGTCTTGATAGCTTCGAACAGCTGCCGTTGGTTGGCCAGATTGATACTTGCAACCGTCTGAGGACCTACGATGCCGTCTACATTGATTTGCAGTAGTTGTTGTACCCTTGTGATACCGGGACGTCCGGAGGCCCACACCCAATCCACACAGATGTTCGCAATGGACTGGTTGTGTATGAAGTCCGCTTGGTAACGGTCCCAATAATACTTCTTGAAAACATGAAAAACGTCATCCGGAGTAATCATGCGTAAATCATCCGCATCAATATCTCCGTCACCATCCTTGTCATAACCACATGATTTCCACGTAGACAAGGTTATCCCCATATTGGTTTTGCCACCTTTGTCATTTTTGTGGTCACTCCATCCGCCTTCCCATTTGCGGATGACCTTGAATAAGATTTCTGCTTTAGCCATACTACTTTTATATATTTCATTATCTTACGTTTCTTCTATTTCTATAATATTCAGCGGAACCTCCATCCATCCTTTTGTCGCATTCTCCATCCCCCATTGCAATTCGAACATTCCCGATTCCGGTACGGTGATTTCCTGTTCAAGCCATCGGGTGAGATTGCCTATGACATCATAACCGTCCGGCAGTTCAAACACATTGGCAACACCGTCCACGACGGTCTGTACCTTCATGAATTCCGTGGAGTTCTTATAAGTGGAGTTCAGGGAACAGAACAGCCGCAGACGGTATGTCCCTGGAGAGAGATGTATCGAGGCTGTCCTGTGTCCGTATGTATTCTGCGGGAAACCGTTATACCTGACATATTTCTCCAACACACTGTCCGGATACATGCCACTATCGTCACCTGTAGTTGCACCACCGACCCTGATATCCTCATTGAAATTGACGGAGTCCCCTTTGACGACAGTTCCGGCATCTTCCCCGGAATCCCATACAAAGGTCCGGGCTGTCGCCGAGTAATTCATCCTATTGATGCCAAGCCCACTGTCAAACACACATCCGGGGGCAACATCATCATAGGCCCATCCTATACTGACCACTGCCTTACGCGGCGGATTGATGGTGATGCTTGCGGACCGGGTTTCAGTCATCTGCCCGAATCCGTCCATCAGTTGTACATACAAGGTCTTCGCGCCCGTTGTATCAAACGTATAGGAGAAACGTTCCGTAAACGCAGTCCAACCGGCAGAGGTCAAATCCTCCGTTTCACCTGCACGGTAGTATCGGGGCATGACAGAACCGCTGTATGATATTTCAACACTCACAGTCTTTCCGTTCTTTTCAGGAACACCGTCCTCTATCACGACAGAGGACAGTACCAACGGGCTTTCCTGATAGATGATGGATGCGGATTTAACAGCGCTCTCTTCCGTAGACGACTTTATCTGGCAGTACAATGTCTTCGGTCCTGTGGAAAGGAATGTGAATTCTACGGTATCACCGCTCCACTCCGACCACACCGTGTCGGAAAAGTCCCTTTTCTCACTTATACGGTAATGTGTCACCTCACCCTTGCAATTCATCCGCACGCTGACCTTATTGCTCAAGGTACTGGCGGCACCTCCGTCTATCACAATGGATGACAGTCCGAAAAGGGCATCCACGATGTCCGGACTCCTATATTTCCCAAGGAAAGGGCCTATAGGGAACACCTTGTCGTACCAATTTTTATAGCCGTTGAAATCAAAACGGAAACTGTCGCCGCATCCTCCTTCAACCAGAGGCGAGGAGGCGGCAATGCGATAGTCCAGATTGATGGAATCGGCAATCTTGTACCGCTCGTCAATAGCCTGGAAATCGAAAGGGTAACGCGGGTATTCCAGTTCCATGTTCCCCTCTACTTTCCAACCGGACATTATATCCGCCGCCTGACCTCCCCAGGCTCCCTTATGTACACAGAAGTTGTCCAGAATACGGACATTCTTGCATTTGTTCGCCTGACTGAACAGATATGGCACGCCATACGAGAAGAGGATGTTGTTATGTATATTAATCAGATGCCCTATTGTCAACCCGGTATCATAATCGGACTGCGGGGGTTCCTGGAAGCCCCCCAGATAGAAAGCGCTTGAGACTTCCGTGCCGGGAGCGATGATATTGTTGAAAATCTCCACATCACCCATGCACAGGCACTGGATGGCAGGGCCGAAATGCCCGCGTATGACATTGTTGTATATTTTGCCACTGAGACCGAGGGCAAGAGCCGATGTCTGGTCCTTCTCCATACGGTTACCGCCATTGATGAATTCATTATAGCATATCTCGGCATCTTCGGCATTATTGAGCTGGAAGTTGTCATAACCCTGATTCTCATAGATATTACGGTATATGCGGGTGTTGTACAAGTGGTGCGCACGGTATCTGACCTCCTCCCCGTTGCTGTTGGTACCGGTATAATAATTAGGACTGTAGTGTCCCAGATAGCTCCCTTCTCCGACCGTGTCATGAATATGGTTATGATGGAGCCTGAGATTTTCCAGCCTATAGGCAGGCCACCCCCCCCGGGGGTTATCGGCCGTGGGGTCTGTCTTGATCATGAATCCGGCAAAATCCGCCTTGTCGATCTCGATACCAAAGAATTCAAGCTCGTTCGAATAGTTGGTGACTTGTATGGCGATATTCGCAAATTCCGGCATGGCAATCATTCTGAACCCCTTATCTAGATTATGATAGCCCCTACCGTCAAAGACGATATGGGCGCAGTCATTGAAGAGTATGCCGAACCAATAGAACCAGTTGAATTCAAACGGCTCCTCAGTATCTATCGTGAAAATGATCGGATTCTCCCGCGTGCCCTTGAAATTGTCAAGACGCAGACGCATGGGGTATCTCTCACCGAACTGCGGGTCATATTTTAGGATAACCGTACAGCCTGCCGGATAATCCTTACCGTCTATAATCCAGCTCTCGGCTCCACCCACAATCTTGGCGTCGGGGACGAGATACTCAACCGCTTCATCACGGGGGGCAAGCGCGGGGGTAACGGTTATGAGCTTGTTGATACGTTTGGTAAAAGTCACACCGGTCAGGACATCTGTCACGTCCACCTCCACATCGTATATTCCACGGTCGGACACAGCATCGAAGGTATAGGGGGATGCCGCCCAGACAGTCGGTCCTGGACGGCTCGTGTCAAAGCCGACGGTTTTCACTGGTTCCGGTTCATTCTCCTTGTATATACGCGCAACGATGGTATTGTTGCGGGAAGTGGCATAACCGTTTTCGGCATATATCGAAAGATAGCCCCTTTCCCCGACACGCACTATCTCAGTGGCGGTAACCATAAAATAGGGCTCGGTGGCGGGAAGCATCGGATATGCGATTTTCCTGACAGAAGCGTTGCCGCTATCGTTGGATACACTGACGCTCTGTATGAACTCACCTGCGGCAGACATATCTACAGTCTCTGAGGATTTTCCCAGTACACAATCCAGGACAGACCGTTCAGGCCCGGCTCCACCATCAAGCAGATACTCGTGTTGCCTCACCCATTCGCTTGTACTTGATATGGTAACTTTGTCCCCGACCAGAGGGAAAGGGTTGTCAAGTCTTGCGGACAAGGAGGGAATGCCGATCAGGGCTTTCAGAATCTCGTGGTATTTCATATATTCATCATTATTCAATGGTTACATCATATAACTGGTCTGCTGTATATTCTCCGTTCCCGTCAAGCTTCGGACGGATGGAGAACGATGCCAGGCGGCCGACAGATACAATCCGGTTACCGACATCGTCCGATTTGGTTATGTTGAACACAACCATCCTGTCCCGGTTCTTGGACCGTGCAAGCAACACCAGGGTCTGGTCTGACGGCATACTGTATTGGGCAGCGCTGCTGAAGACTTCATTGCTGTAACGGTTTATACCGTCGTAGCCATCGGTGGTGTCGGCTGTCTCGTCAAACTCGACGCTGTAGTAGTTGTCACAGCCGATGCTGGTATTGTCCCGGTCATTCGTCTGGTACTTGTAATCGAATTCACGTACATATTCCGCGACGCTCTTGTGAATGGCTGCCAGTTCCGCTGTCAGACACGGGCGGTCATCCATCAGGATGGCGCTCCCGTCGGTAATCTGTGCCGTGCCAGCCTCATATCCCTGTGCTTGTATGTACGCAAGGTTTCCCTGGTTGTTTCCGGCAAAATACACCGGTGAAGTATTGTCGGCCATGGAGTACAATACGGTCTCCTTATTATAAATATTACTGCCACTTATGAGGCTATGGACGCTCGAAAGGATGAAGATGCCATGATTCTGCTCATTGTGCCGGACAAATATATTGTTCACATTGACCAGCCTTTCGATAGCGGAAGTGCTCGAACGCGCGAAAAACTCCTGGAAATAGCCGCTGCTGAACACGAAGGTATTGTTCGCGATTATTATTTCCTTGGACATGCCGGGGAACGTGAACCACGTGCAGTCCCATTGGTATTTCGGAAGCTCCATGTTATCATGCATGTAATTGCCGGATATGAATATCTTGTCCGCGCCGAGTTCATTGCTTATTCCGATGACCGGTCCGCAGGTCTTGTAGATATGGTTACGCTCTAAGAACAGTTGTTTGACCTTGCCTACGGAAATGGCTACCTCATTGTAATGGCTGCCGTCTATGTCACAATCCATGATATAGACATCCGTTGCCGAAAGGCTCATGATTGACGGGTGCCCGACCACTTCGGCCTGCATCACTGATTCGGAGAATCTTATCTTTGATATATAGACGGTATTCGCGTCTGTAATGGAAATCGGCTGGACAACGACCTGCGACATACGGATATTATGGAGACACACATTCTCGTATCCTTTGACCGTAATGCCGTAGCGGGTGCGGTAATTGGAGTTCGGACTCTTGGTGCTCTGCCCTTTGACGGTCAGGTTCTCAAAGTACAGGTTGCGGCAAGGCTTGCGTTTGGAGATGTTTGTGGCATAGATGCAGGCGGGCTCCTCCGGTGCATAAACACCCTCGTAGGTATTGAAGTTCAGGAAGGTGATGTCCCGGATGATGATGTTACTGCAATCCTCGATATGTATGCCACCGAAACCGCGGCCGTCGAGTGTGCATTTGCCGGCCCCGTCAATGGTAAGTATATGTGCGGTATCCTGGTTCCAGCCTTTCATCTCCACGCTCCACATGCTGTCCTCATCCTGGTATCTGTTGCCCTTGTAGTCTATGTTGGTCTGGGTGCATGTTATCGTCACATCCTGCGTCAGACCGTCGGGATAGTCCTCCATGACCGATTTGGTCGCGTTGTAGATGCCGAGATATTGCCGTCCGTTGTCGCTGCGGACATAGACGGGCGGTATGACCTTGTTCCAGTCCTCCGCTCTCATTGCCCAAAGATTCAAGATACCCGCAAAGAGACGCCCCACACGTTCGGACGTATTCTCACCTTTTCGGGTGGCACCACGTACCTGGTCGGAAAGGGACTGCAGAATCTCTATGGAATCATCTCCTTCGGCAGTATCGAACTCGATACCGGACTGCTCCAGCAGATCCAGGATGCCGGCAAAAACACGTCCGACACGTTCGGCGGTATTCTCACTGTCCTCGGTAGCACTGCGTACCTGTGCCGCCAGTTCCTTCAATGTCCCAAGCGTATCGTATCCCTCGGAAGGCTCGAATGAAATTTCGGATTCTTCCATGAGGGCAAGGATGCCCACAAAGAGACGCCCGACACGTTCAGCCGTATTCTCACCTTTTCGGGTGGCACCACGCACTTGTGCCGCCAGCTCCTTCAATGTTGTAAGTGTATCAGACATACTGTATCATAAAAATGCATTGCGGCAATTCAAAACCTTGTAAAGTTCGGACAGATGTATTGCCGCAACCACGCCATAAAGCTGGTTATCATTGTTTACCACATAATCCGCTTCCACATCCTCCAAGGAAAAAGCGAGCCACAGCCTTTTCTTCCTTTTGTCTTCCAAAATTTGGTTGAGCAGCTCATCAAGAATGCGCTCGCACTTGTCAAGGGCAGCCTCTATCTGCTCATAGTCGGAGGTGTCGGACACATGCTCCACAATGAAGAGCAGGTAATCGCGGTCTTTTCGGTATGCACCCGGATTACCGCCGTAACCGAATCCTGAGCCACGGTCCACAATCACTGCCGGATAGTGGAGCACGCTGTCCAGTGCCGTATGCTTCTCTCGTTCTGATGAGAGGAAGTGTACTTCATCATTCTCCTTGTGTCGTATATCGACATGCCTTTCAGCCAGATTCTCTATGTATTCCGAAAAAGTCATTTCTTCTGTTTTTGGGCGTCACGTATCCTTTTGTTGAGCAGGCGGAATGCCGTTGCCACCGGCATCGCCTGGTATTTCTCCATCACCGCCACATCGTCACCGACAAAGGCGTCGAAGATGTCGAGCCAGTTGACTGACGGTGCGGCGGGACTATTCCGCTTTTCCTCCGGTTCATCATCCAACGGAAAGAGGAAAGGAAAAGCCTTTGAAAGCCACCTCTTGACAAAAACGTAGTTCAGGAATATGGCATACTTGACGTGCCTGTCAATCTTTGTCACCTTCATTATCCGTTTTTGCAGTATCAGCGGTTTCTGCCTGCTAAATAAGCCGTTTTTCCCACCTGATGGTAGGACAATATATTCGTTGTCCTTCAAATAGAGCATTGCTACGAAAGTGTCCAGTGAGGCATCCTTGCCGTCACGGACATATCGGTTGAAAGCAGTGTCCACGTGCATGAAGTGTTCGAAACACATCCCCTTCAGGCGGTCACCCGGCGCTTTCAGCCCGGAGACGGCAGGAAGGATAAAGCGGTCCATCCGGACACGGCAGTCGCTGATGAACTCCACCAGTTCGCTCAGCTTATAACTGTAATAGGTGTCGGAACCGACCCCGTACGGCAGGGAATAGAACTCCTTCAGGAAGGATGGTTCGTCTATTTCCTGAAGATAAAGCCGCGACACGAGCAGGAACTGTGCCGGTGTCAGCTCCTCCCATTTCTGAGGTACCCGGCGGATTATCTCATGGCGGATTCCGAATCTACGGTATGCAATGCGAAGCTCCCTCATGTCCAGAATGTGCGTTTATGGTCATTGTCCCGGTCGTATATCTGCCTGGGATCACCCTCATAGAAATTCTCAAAACAGCTCCGTACCGTACGCAGCAGCACGGTCATGTACATGTCCGCATCCGTTTTCAGATTCTGGATCTGTACGGCTATGCGCTCCGTATCGACGGGTCTCTTCTCCTCATTGCCCTTCTCACCCGGCTGTACAGCGGTGAAGTACAGCCCCCGGTCCGTGACGCTACCCGTCTCCATCAGCAGCCGTCTGACCGCCATTGCCACAATGTAGCGGGAGCAGGCAAGGCGCAACCGCTCCATGCTCTTCCGGGCTTCTTCGTCTTCTGGGGGATTTACCAGTCCGTCAATCAGATGCTCATACAGCTTGTCACCGATGGCCGGCTGAAGGAGCATCTCCTCGGCAAACTTCAGGTGCGGCTGCAGACGGAGGAAAACAATCCGGCTGCCATTGATAAAACAGACGTCATTGACATCCGCGGTACTGCGGACAATGGCTGATTTACGGTCCTGATAGGCCTGGGAGGACGCGAACTCCGGATATTCGGCTATATGGGCATACAGAAACTCAAGCAGCTCGTCGAGCGCATTGAACCCCTTGTTGCGTAACGATGCCCGCAGGTTATCTTCCTGGTACTTGTACACCTGCTGGAATGATTCGCCGTTGTCGGATTTCTGACGTTGGAAGCCCGCATCGGTGATACGCATGCTGATTTCATCGAAATCGTTCCAGAACGCCAGGTTCGCGTTCGCGCGTTTGCAGATCTCCAGCAGGCGGCTGTCCAGTTTCTCCCGTTCGGTTGCCCCTTCGGTATTCTGTTCCAATACATCCGGATTTGGACCGAATTCATATATCTCGACCACTTCTCCCACCATCGCATCGCCCAATAACGGTACGAGGTATTGCCGGAAAGCATTCCGGAGCGGTGCCTCCATCATGTCAAAGGAGATGGCGGTGTTCACCTTCATCACCGCTTTCAGCTCCTTGCCGTTGTTCCATTTTTTTGCACTGAATATCATTAGCTCAATGTTTTTTTGGTACCGCTGCCGGTATCGAGGGTTACTAATACGGTATTGCGGAAACGCAGCTCGCATTCCGGCATGCCGTTCATTTTGATATAGAGTTCTATAGGGTCCAGGATATTCTGCCGGTCAATCCACGCGTTGGCAATGTTCACAAGGAAAGCCTCACGGATATTGGAACCGCCCTGGTTGCCGGCATAGGTGCCACCGGGCATACCTGCACCGAGCACATTCGGATTCACCATCAATGCAAACAGAATTTCCGAGTTGGCGGCTGCCGACACCGGAAGATTGTCACTACCCTGGTATTTGTTCTCCAGCGGCTTGATTTTCCACTCCTCCTCAATCCTGCCGTTCATCTCGTTCACGGCATAATGAGAGAAGATGGGCTTCTCCGCATTGTCCGGTCCGCAAAGGTTCTGCTCCACAGAATCCATATACTTCTGTATGGCCGCCTCACGCTCCTTGGCAGAATAGTCCTTGGACGGGTATTTCTTCTCCCAGTAGGAATACGGTATCTGTACATGCCACTTCCAGGTTATCTGGTTCTTGTAGGCTTTCTTGAGGAAATGGGGGATAAGATGGGCTATCTCCACCCATCCACAAACGTAGGCGGGCCACCAGATGGGCATGCCGTAAAGGTCGTCGTTGCTCCAGCTGTCGCGTACCGGCATGATGAAACCGTCCCTCACCTTTCCGGCAAACTTCAACACCTCGGCGTGCATCTGCGGGTCGTATTCGGAGAGCACATCCAGCCTGGTGTATTGTCCCTTGTCCGGACGTTGCGGCCAATATCCGGAAATGATGCACTTGCAGGCGCCGTATTCGTCCACTTCGGAATAACGGCGGTAAAGCGCATTGACCGGATTGACCCCTGCAAAAGAATTGCCGGCAGCCGACGGCACAAACTGGACGGCACCGTTGCCGAATTTCAAGTAATCCCGAAGCACCTTCTCCATGTAGCGCCTCACATTCCGGGAAGCAATAAAAGCTTGTACTCGGCTATCGGTAACGGGCTTCAGTATCTCGTTGCCATCATTGTCGTAACCTTTCACCGTACAAGGATATATGCCTTGCCCAAGTGTCAGGTTACGAAGAAACTTCAGGCCCGTATTGAGCACGCTGGTGTTTCCTATCTCTTCAGCCGCCTTCTGGGGGAAATCATTCTCATCTCCCCATGGACGCACCTTCACTCCGTCGATGTCTATATAGGAAACATTCGACAAGTCATATGGCGCCAGGATTCGGGTACGCTCCTTCATTTCGTTCTGGGGTGTCCCCGTCGTTTCGCCGAATATGTACGTGGACTGCATCAGCAGGGGAATGCCGCTTGAATTAAACAATATGTTCATCAGAATATTATTTTCTTTTTGTTATACTCCAGTATCAGGTCAATATCCACAGGGTAGGGGTGTCCTTCCGGATTTCCCTTGCAGTCGCAGGGCTGCACGCCCCGGAGCTGGTATTCCTTCATGTTCATGCGTCCTGCACCGCAGGCGTAGGCCTGGGGCATGAAATAGACCTTGCCTTCCTTGCTGACGAACTTTATCGAAAAGATGCGCCGGCGTCCGCGTTCGTCCGTGCGGATGTCCATGTCGGCCAGAGCCAGGTTTCTGCGTATTGTCTCCATATCGTTATATCATTCAAATGTATTGTCAAATGTTCTGTCGAATATCCGCCCATAAATACCATTGTCACCGGTACGCTCGAAAGCCAGATGCAGGCGTGATGCCTGACGGAATGTAAGTGAGACATTGATTTTCTCGTTGCCGGTACGCTTGTGAGAGAAATCAATGTCAGTGGTCACCACTTCCGTCGATGTTTCCGTATTATACAGCTGCAAAGAATCAGTTGTTATCAGATCCAGTACCTTTCCGTATTGTCTGGTGTCCAGATAGCCGCTGTTTACCGTACGGCTGTCAATGTATTTGGATGAAGTGCGGACGGTTCTCTGTAACAGTTCTACCGGATCACCCTCAAGTTCGGGGGAATATTCCACCAGTCCGGTGAATGCCATTGTCTCCGGCATACCGAATGCGTTTCGGTAAATGAAATTGGTGACATTCCTATACTGTCGGTCATCATTGACAAATCTCACCTTATCCTTTACAGTGCCATCTTTTTTCAATAGGACATCATAATATGTGATGGATGATACGGCAATACCGGACCGGCGTACAATCTTATCAAGTGAAAAAGAGACAGCGAGCATACCGGCAGTGGCATCCACTTGCTCACTGACAGTCTTGTACTTTTCCTTTCCCGCATCCATGTAGGCTATGCTCATGTCCACCGACATGCCTTTATGGGCAGTAAAGGTTAGATATTCCATTCTATCATGGGCTGTACGGATTGTGCTCTCATGTGTCAGAAAAAGTACGTCTGACGGGGATACCGATGTGCGACAACGGCTGTAATAAGCATTGAAACTCCTCCGGACTGTGTCCTGCTTGTCTGAAAACACAGCGGTTATGGACAATGGAGCCTGATAATAAGAGACTACATTGTTTGACATCCCTTTCGGGTCATGCAGGGAGAAGTGACTGCGGAGCATTTCCCCTATCTCATGGATTACCACGTTGCCTTTCAAAGCGTAATAGCTCTCATTGAAAATCTCCGTACCTCCGGTTTCAATACGGACATTCAACTGTTCATCTGTGATTCCTGAGATTTTTATTTCCCCGATTTCCGAGATGAAGCAGTCCACTCCATCATGTATGCCGTCCACTACCATTGCCAAAGGGTTTTAGAAATGCCCAACACCAGTGACCTGTTGTACAAGTCATATCCTGCTCTGAACTCCCATTGCTTATGGCGATATTCTGCCGACAAGACTTGCCAGGAACGTCCAATTTCCAGACCTAAGGCAAGAGCATTGTTGCAGACGACCGGTTGCCGATAGTCCACCACTACCGTGCGGTCAAGCAATGAATTGCGGGATATGACGTCGGTCAGCTCCACTTTCAGGTAAGGGCGTTCAATAATTGTATCAAGATAATGCTTCTCCGAGAAATAGTCGGCCAGTATAGCCGCCGTATCCACTTCTGTGGGTACCTCACGGACAATCACCTCCGGTTCCGGAATGGCAGGGCGTATCGTATCATGCCTGACCACCGTTTCCGGTACGCGGACAATGCTCCGTTTCCGGGAACCCAGCCAGTGGCCGGCCCAGCCGGAGAGAAGTGCGATAACCGCACAAAGCAACATATGGCTAACCTTCCGTCTCATCGGCCTTTTTTCTGAATTTGTCCGTAACTGTCACCCACAATATTCCCACCTGCTTGATCAGCGCGTCTTTCGGCTTGCCGTCGATGACCGCCAGGTTCTCCAGTATGCTTGTCACGTGCTCGACGCAGAACCAGGTCATGACGAACACCTTGACAATGGAAAAGAATAGGGTGGCCAGCAGCATGACAAAGCTTTCTTCCGCTCCGGCCTTGCTCTCCAGATAGAACGAGTGGGTGATATAGATGATGGTCAGCCAGATACACAGCTTGATGATGCAGCGTGAGAAACGGAAGCTTTCAAATCCTATTCCCTGGACCTTGCTTGCCCGGATGCCTGTCCACATCTCTGAGACAATGGCGATGAGCATGGCCATGGCCAGGAACGGTGTAATGCCTATCCATTCGCTGACTACGGCAGTGACGGCGCTGAAGGAGATGGCCGGAAATTGCAGGTTGTACTTGAAGCTCGGAGCCACCGAAAGAAAGAACTCCTTCGGTGAATCATACCCATAGGTGGCGACGAATCTTGTGAAAAAGCGTATCATATCTCTTTTTTTGTCACAAAGATAGAACCCAACCATCCGCTCTCATAGGACAAAAAAAGCCCCTCCGTGGTTGAAGGAACGGTAACACGACCAGTCATTCCGCTTTTCGGGTCCCATTCCGTTTGCGAGCGTGCGAGCAAACGGAATGGGTGCGCCCTGCACCCATCCGTCAAATCAGCCCCTCATCGCCAAAACTGTAATATCCACCATTCGTTATAATCACATGGTCTATCATCCTAATATTTAATAACCCTGCCGCCTTTTTAAGCTGCTCCGTCAGTCTCTTGTCCTCATTGCTCGGTCGGATGTTGCCACTCGGATGGTTATGCACCGCTGCAAACTGCGTAGCCCCCGTATCAATCAACACTCGCATAATCAGCCTTATATCCGCTGAAGTCTGGGTTATGCCGCCTACCGATATGCGTACTTTCTTGATGAGCTTGGCAGATTGATTGAGAGATATGACCCAAAACTCCTCATTCGGCAAATCTCCTATCAACGGCCCCATCAGTTTGTATATGTCTGCACTCCCGAATATCTCCCTGCGTTCCACCTGCTGCGACTGTTGCCTCTTGTATATCTCCACGGCTGCCACGGCTACCCTCCTGCGTCCAGGAGTCAAAGAGGAAAACAATTTTTCAAGGTCTATCACTTCGTTGCTGCGTTCGATGTCCGAAACAATCTGTCTGTTGTTGCTGATTTCGTACAAAAGTTCACTGTCGCTCATGTAGCGGCATGGGCTATCAAATAAAGTATCCATAATATCCGTTTTTTATTAGGTAGCCCACCCGAAAGTGGGCTATTCTGTTTGTTATTCACTGATTAGAAGCTGCTCCAGTTCTTCGATTTTCGATTGTATTTTTTTCTTCATAAACTTTATGAACTCTTCCAGCAAATAACGGTTAGAAATGGTAAAGATGTCGCTATTACTGCCATAGCCCGAAGCGTCCGTAAATCGCAATTTATAGAGGGGCGTTTCAAAAGAGTTGTCCTCTTGCAGCTTTCCTGCCGCTTCATCCAGCTTATCCATAGCGTTGATGAATGCTGTACGGTTACGGGAAATCTCTTTCTTCCGTTCCAGCTCGGCCAAACATTTTTCCAACTCTTTCGTCTTGCGGTTGATTTCCTCCTGCAATTTGGCAGCCTCGTCCTTCTTGGGGTTTTTCCCTTTACTCTTGGGTGTATCTGGCTTTTCCTCTTTCTCCGGTTGCTGTTGGGGCTGTTTTCCCTGCTTTCCTGCCTCTTTCATGGTTTCTACTGCTTTAGTTACTTCCTGACCGATTGTTTTTACTTCTTTTTCCATTGTTGTAAATTTTAAAAAGTTAATAATTAATGATTTATAAATAGTTGGTTAACCTACTTCTCTAACTTGTGTACCTGGCTTTCGGCAAAGAGATAGCATAAGGGAAAAAAGTCCTCTTTCGCTTCCTCTTCCCGGCCTTGTTTTTTCAGTTCCTCAATGCGCTGCTTTTCCGCTTTCGATGTGATGGGCATTCCCCATATAAGCAGGGCTTTTTCTCCTTTGCGAACGGTGTAGCCCGCCTCTTTCCACTCCTTGAAAGTCTTTAGGTTGGTGTACCCCTTGCAGGCATAGTAAAACCGCAACAGACCGTTTACCGTGTCATCCTCGTTACCCATATATTCGCCCAAATTTCTGCGAGCGACTAACGACTGCGACAATATTTTTAACTGCTGCCTTTTCAGCAAACGTGCTTCACGTTCTTTCTTTTCGTCTCTTTCCTTTTTCATAATTCTATGTATTAAGATGCTATGTATTAAAATATTACGCCTCTATAATCACATAATCCTCTACCGTCTGAAAATAGGGGTCGGCTGTTGAAAGCAATTCCCATTTTTTTCCGTTCGCATCCCGAAAAAGAATGCTCAACTCCCTAATCCCGTCAAACTTCTTCAATATTCTGTACCCCTTGAAAAACTTGTTCAAGACCTCGATAGCCTGTTTGTAAGTAAATGTTTTCATAATGCTGCAATTTTTATGTTGAACCTTGAGCTTCCGGGTGTGAGCCTTTTCAAATTTGGCTGTTTCCCTGATTGGAGCTTTTTTTTTCTGCGTCGCCTGTCGCTACGCGGTATGTTTCGCCTTTTTTACGCTGCATCAAAAGGTGTTGTAAGGAGCAAGAACAAGTTTTTCAGAAAACCGGAACGGCCTGAATACTACCCGAAGGGTGGAGATTTTTTCGGAAACGCCAGCCCGAACTTGAGCCAGTGACGTCAACATTTACCTTTGCAGCACAAAAAAGCGAAACTGCGTGGTGATAGGGGACAGAAATGAAGGGCGACAATCAGAAAAGGAAACAGCCTGAAACGCATAGTTGAAAACTATACCGCTCTACGGTCTCTACCTTAGCTATTGAAACGGAAAAGACCGGGTCTACCTGCATGGATGCGGACAAACGCAAGTAGCTGCCGCTACTTACCGCTGAGACGCGCAAAATCCGTACTGGAGGAAATAGATTTGCCTGCCTGTTCCTTCAGTACGGATTTTGCGCGCGCCGTGCTCTTTGTTAATGAATGTTATAATAAATATACTTCTTTGATAATGAATACAGAACACCCCGCTTTCCATCCGAATGGAAACAGAAACGGAAGTTTCTGCCGACCGCGCCCTATCCAAAAACGCAACCAAAAGCGCAAGAAACAAGGAAATATGACAAGGAGGATGCCCCTCGGCCAGTCCTGCACACGGCGTTCTGTCCTAAAGTGCAGCGATTCCCATTGCGGACGTTGCGAGTCCTGCCATAAGCATTGCGATTGTGATTGCGGATGTATGTGTATGAGGTGAATCAGATACGTGCGTCCACGAATCCGTATGCCTGCCTGAGTAGGTGCCCGTACTTCGTCCATACACGCTTATCCACCGCATCACCGAAGTGGGTGGCTTCTTCCGGAAGGATGGACTGGTTACGCTCGCTGCGCTTATCCTTGGCAAAACGCCCCTCGCGGTCCTCGATGACACGCGTATTGTTCATGGAGATGAGTGTATATTTGCATTTCGAGCCGTTGAAACGCTTCTTCGGGAACCGTTCGTCTTTCTCTGCCAGGATGGAAGCCCAGAGCAGGTACTTGTCATGCTGCGGCGGCTCCATGCCCGCATGGGTGTGTTGTTCCACCGTCCACCCGTGTTTCTCCAGACGCTCGATGGCAAGCTCGTTGTAGGACTTCTTGTTGTTGGCACGGCGTGCATCCCCGTAACGGTCACGGTAATAATGCAGGTGTTTGTTGATATGGTTACGGTAGTAGTGGCAGAACTTGTCCATCAGCGCGTTCACCATGGTGTCATCCTCTTCATCACGCTTGACGAAGAACTCGTTGATGTTGTTGTCCACCGGCTCACGTGTCAGCATCTTCGTCACGAAGTCATAGTTGCGCTCCTGCGCCACTTCCAGGAATGAAGCGGCACTACCCCAGTCGGGTGTCAGCTCTATCGGCTGGTTGGGATTGCAGTCCAGGTCACGCCGGCTGTCATCGTTATTGGCAAGCTGCTGCCAGTTGTAGTTATGATCTTCGGCAAAGTCACGGATATAGTCGTCATTGGTCGCATTGTAATAGATATGGCGTTCATCCAACTGGTAGTAGCAGCTGTCAATCTTATCCACCATGAAGTTTAGGATCTCTATCATGAAGGAAAGTTTATCCATCACCTTGTACTGGTTTAGGATATAGTTCATGCCCACATTGGCGATGTTGTCGAAGATGGAGCCAAGGATAAAGAGCGTGCCGTCACGTGAAACGAACGGCGTGATACTTTGCCTGAGACGGACGGTCTCGTTCCAGATCTCCTTGAACAGTCCGGCGTCATTCGCAATCCTTGCATCAATGAGCTGCATCTGTAACCGCACAATCCTGTTCCAGACATCAAACAGCCGGATGCCGCGTTCTTCTTCATAATACTTGGCCGGTTCAAGCAACCATTTCTGTTCAGGCGTGTACGGCATGGAGGAGAGGAAGGTGTTGCCGTGGTGCTTCAGCACCGGATGCTCCGACTTGCGCCCGAAGATATGCTCATTGCCACGGTTGGTCGGCGCCGCCTCCTGGTCGAACTTCTCCTTGTCGAGTGTCAGCGCTTCATCGGTGATGTTGTAGTCCGCATTCGGACCGCGGCTGTTGCCGCCCTGGGTAAGTATGTAGAGCATATGCCCGTTACTGAAGCTGATACCATACTCAAACGACATGATGTGCTCGTAAGGTTTATACCATCCCTCAATAGGTTTGCGACAAACCACATAGTCACCGGTCTTGCTGACCGGATCCCACTGCTTATAACCGAGCATCTCCAGCATCTTGAACGCTGAAGGCAGGGTTTTAGTCAACGCCTGCCCAATGGTGGCCTGGGTGAGCGTAGTAATCCCTCGCGGCATGAGCCGGATGTTGTCATCTATCACGGCACCGGTAATGAATGATTTACCCGTGGCACGCGAGTAGATGACATATCCGTTCTTGTACGGCATCACGAGAAATGCCGCCTGCGCCGGATTGACCTGTATGACCTCTTCCCAGACATTTTCGTCCATTGTCCTGCCGTATCAATATCGTGGGAAAACAATGTAGTTCACACCTTCGGAGGAAGTCATGCGGGGCATGTCCTGCCCGGTGTCAGCCAGCAGCTGCGGCACCTCTTCCGGCCTGAACCTGGCGGATACGGTACAGACAATCTGTGTCTTGCTGACCGATACCATATCAATGTGCTTATGGTCAACCAGGTAAGAGATGAGTCGTTTGTTTGTCAATTTTTTCATGGGTAATCTGTTATGAGTTCATTATTTCTTCAGCTTGTGCGTCGTCGATAGGCGTGTACATCGAATCCACCAGAACCTTCTGCTCTTCCTGGGAAAGGTTGCGGACGGCATTTAGGGGAATATCCACCTTTTGCCCCATACTGTTGATCTGGATGTAGAATACGTTCTTCTCCATGCGTCGCGGGTCCTCGACGGAAGCCGGCTTCTCACCAATCATCTGATGCAGCACTTTCTTGGCGTTGTTCCATTGCTTGAGATCACCTTTGAGCTTGCAATCCCGGATAAGCTGAATCTGGTCCTTGATCATCCAGGCATACCAGAAGTCCCAGTCGAACTGGTGCTGTGTCTTGAACAGCTCTTTTGCCAGGGCGATGTCCTTCCTTATCTGGGTACGCGAGATACGGTATTTTGCCAGCATGATGTTGATGATGTGGCTCTCGTTCGGATAGTCATCCAAAAGACGTGCTATCTGCAGCACCCGGTTGCACTGCACACGCAGATGCTCCGGCAGCGGACTGTTCTCCGGGTCGATGATGTGCTGCTGTATAAGGTCGTAGGATTGCTCCTCCAGTGCGGCCTTGCTTTTGGATGCCGTCAGACGGTTGTTATTCATACTCAAGATACTGCTGTTGCGATTTGATGAACTTGATAAGCTCCTGCTGTGCCGGGTTGCTGCCATTGACGGCCGACTTGATGAGTGACTCCCGGAGTTCAACCGTCTGGCGAAGATGCCCCCGGTAGAAGGCGGTCCGGACTTCGGTGCCCGGTGTGCGGAGTTCCGCGAGAAAGTCCGTCTCATCGGCACCTATATTGATGGCTATCAGCCCCGGAGGGATCAAACGATAGGCCATCTTCTCTATCTCCTCACGTTGTTCCTGAGTCAAATTCATCATTCAGCATTTTAAAGTCAAAATCAAAAATATCTCTGCCGGTATGGATGATTCCACGTTCCAGCTTCGGGTTGTGCGTGGCGTTCTGGCTGCCCACTACGGTAATCTTCCAGTCCTCGTTATACAGCAGCGCCACCTTCGCATGAAGCGCGAGGCAACGGTAGCAGTCCGGGAACGTGGTCACCAGATAATCGAACGGTTTGGGTGATATGCTGCGCACCCGGTTGTCTATCAGGAACCGCACTGACAACAGCTCGCCCGTTTCCACCTTCCGATGAATCGCCGCAATGCTGTCCATGGAGATGGAATAGGTGGTAAGCAGCAGGTGTGCCGGTCCCGTCTGTCTGAGAATATAGAAAATCAACTGGATCAGGTTGAACGCCCCTGAAGAGTAGAAATGCTTGTCCCTGCCGGGTACCAGCACCCCCATGGCGTCCGGATGCAGCAGCTTCTCCGCAGCCAGGTCGTGGCCGGAGGCTGCCGCATCCGTTCGGCGGATGTAGCCTGTCGGGTATCGGTCTCCCTGCATAGGACTTACTGCATCATCCGCCGGCATCATCTTATTCTCAATCTCGCTGCAACAGACCAACATAACCTAACCTATTGCAGTTCTGCCAAACGATATTCTATCCTTTCCACCAGTGCTTCCTGGGCAGCCACCTTCTTCTCGTATTTCACGCGTTTGGGGCAGTCGGGAAGGGGATTCTCCTTGCCGTCCTTGGGCTTGCTTTCCGAAGAGTACAGCAGCATGTTCCTTGCCTTGGTAATCTTGCTCTTGGCATTGGATTTCGCTTTCCTCAGCTCTTCCACGGATAGGGAACTGATGTCGGTCTCGTCCTCTTCCTTTTCTGGATTTTCTTCGGGGGTATCCGCTTTTTTGTAGAGTTCGTCCAGCTGCTCTTCAGTCGGCAGTTCCCTGTCCTGCTCGAACTGCCTTTTGATGGCAGCCAGCAGTGTCATGCGGTTGGAGAGAAAGGCTATACGGGCGACAATATCCTTGCGCTGCGTGCATACAGCCTGCGTGTTTGTCTCACCCAGTCCGGCAAGCATCCGGTGCTGGCGTGAACGTTCGTTGTAGCATTCCCGGAAGTCATAGATGATTTTGGCCATCACCGGAGGATAGGCGGGCTGTTCGTCCGCCTCACGCGCCAGTTCCCTCTCCGCAACGGCGACAATGGCGGCAGCCGTCTCTTCGGGAACCGTCTCGGAACGCCCGTCATTGCCCGGCATTGCATCATCTGCCAGGTCCACATCCTCAAAGCGCGGGTCATCCGGATGGTACCACACCTTGATCATCTGCCGGATTTCATACTCCAGCTTCTCGCGGGTATGCGGCTTTTCGCCCTGGCGTGCCAGACGTGCGGCGACAAACCCCTTATATCCAGAACGGGTCAGGATATTCACACCGGTGCTGTAGTCACGTTTCTGCGAGTTCAGCCACTTGATGCCGTCCCTGCGCGCCTCGATATAGTTCTGTGTAATCTTTGACATTGTATGTACGTTGTTTTTTGATGATACGCAAAGCTATTGCGGTTTTTGTTGCCGGAATAGGACAAAACAAAATGTCCGCCCCTGCCTGAGAGCGAGAGACGGACATGAACAACCAATCATGAACAAAAAGGCTTATGGCTCTTCTGATGCGGCTTTTACAGTCAGGATGTCCTCCGTATCTCCCTCATACACACATTTGCGCGGTGCGGTAAAGGTGTAGTGGAGGGTGTTCTGGTTGCGGGCGGTGGAGCTTGCTCCGGTAGTGGCACCGTCACCCGACGCACGGAGCGCGCCGCGCCGCTTGTCACCCATCAGGTAGTTCGTGCCGTTGTTGTCGGTCACGATAAAGAACATCTTGCGCCCTTTGGTCGCATTCTCAAAACCGAATATCTTCTTCCGCATCTTGGCCGAAATGATATTCAGGTCCATTAGGAACGATTCCCCGCCGCTTTCTCCCTGGTCGGTAATCTTGAACTCGGCCAGTTCGTCGGTGAAATCCATCTTGTATGCTCTGCAACTTTCCTTCATGACCAGGTCACCGACCAATGTACCGGCTTCTTCAAGAGAAAGAGGGGATTCCGTCTTTTTCGGGTAGTCCGGCCATGTGGCCACATCCGCATGATAACCGAAGATGACGGACGGTATGATACCGCCCATGTTGTCCTGGTTCTCGCAGTCCATTGCCTCGTTGATGTCATCAAGGGCAATACATAATTTAGGGTCTACTTCTGCCATAGTCGTAGGGTTTATTCGGATTTAACAACATAGGTGCCCGTCACCTTCTCCACTTTGCCTGCAGCGGGCGTCTTCTTCTGCACGGCAGGAGTGGTGTATCCGGCAGCCTCCAGGAACTCGACGGTGTATTCCTTGCCACCGGGAACTGCCGCATATGTACCGGACTCACGCCAGGCTTCCTCGCCCTGGATGCGCCATTTACCGCCGTTGTTGACCGCTTCATCCGGCGTAATGGTCACTTCAATGTATCCGAACGGATTGGTCCCTTCCGGGTCCACCGGACGGTCGTTGACGCAGAACTCGGACTTGTGCACAGACACGAACTGGAAACCGATCACATACTTGCCCGCAGCATCGAACGTATAGGGATTGCCGGACATGAACGGCTTGATGGACTTGAAGTCGCTCTCCTTGTCAAAGCCGTAGCATACGTTCTCCTTGGTGGTCAGCATGACGAACTGGCTGCCGTCGGGAAGGTTCGGAACGCGCACCAGCTCACAACGGTTGTTGGAACCAAGCAGGTGCTGCGTGTCGGAAGTGTCCTCCTTGAGTCCGATGACAATGGTGCCTTCGTCCTTGCGCCAGTCATCGTACATGTCGCCCAGATCGTCGGAAATGAACATCTTGATGTTCTTCTTGCGCTTGAAAGTGCGCGGCATGTGGCGCCACATTTCCAGCAGCTTCTCCCCGATATTGGCGCGGGACAGTTCACCGGTCGCATAAACGTTTCCCTCGGCACTGGAGATGTCCCCGACAGCTTCGCCTTCAGTGATAATGGTACCGATACCGTCGAAAGAGTCTTGAATGTCCGTCTTTTCTTCATCCGCACTGTATTTTGCCGTGAAAATGGCAAACAGCAGGTCATTGGATGCCAGTTCGTGCCCGTGGTTGATCAGCCACAGCTCGAACGGGTGTTCCTTGCGGAGTGTACCGGGAACCTCGGCAATGTAGGTGCGTCGGTAGCGCTCAGGCTCGTCGGACATCTCCATTACAACGGGACGCACTACCAGACGTCGGGGAACAATCTTGCCCAGATACTTTCCGGCAGTGAACTTTCCGGTGTACTTGCCGGAGATGCTTCCGCCCTCCACCTTGCCCAGTTCAAGGGAGTCGGTTATGCCCGGTACCGGAGTGAAATGTCTCAACACCTCTGAGGCGTCGAGCTTGTCGACCGCCTTCAGGATGTCCTTGTGCTTTTTTACCGCGGTCAGAACGGCGGTAATGTCAATAGGTGCTTTAAAATCCATAATAGAATAGTTTAGTGTTACTCATTCTCAAAACTGTTGATCGGGTCTGTGGCGATGTCCGCAAACTTGTTGTCTTCGTTCGCTTCCCGGTGGCTGTCGGTACCCGTTCCGGGTATCTTGGCGACAATGTCACGGATAACTTGTACCTTGGCCTTGTTGTCGGCGGCATTCTTGATGCTGTCACTCAGGCTGTCAAGGTCATTCACGACTGCCGTCAGACTGTTTTCGGCGGTCTCCTTGGCAGTGTTGGCGACAGCCAGGTCATTCTCCGCTTTGGCTTTCGCTTCGTTGGCGGTCTTGACGGCGTCATTGATGGCCTGCAGATTCTCTACGGTAAGCAACATCTTGCCGTCTTTTTCCTCAATGCCTTCGCTGTTGAGGATCTGGTTGATGAAAGTAAATTCTTTACGCATAACTGTATTTGAAGAATTAGAAATGTCAGTCTTGTTGCCGGTAGGGAACAGCCCTTTGATACCGTCGATAATCTGGGAGACCAAGTTTTTGTCACGGCCTTCCGGTTCCGGCTTCCCCTCCGAATCGATAGCCGGCAACGGTAGACCAAGCGCGGTGAAGCAGTCGGTCATTTCATTGGTCACCTGCGGCTTTTTATGGGTACCGGGAATGATCTTGTCTATGAATCCCCATTCCTTGGCTTCGGCGGCAGGCATCCAGCGTTCCTCTTCCATCAAGGTGATAATGTCCTTCAGGCTTTTGCCGCTACGGTTGATGTACTTCTGTGCAATCATCAGGTCAATGGCTTCCGCGCTCTTCTTCTTGTTCTGCAGTTCCTTGATGGTGTCCTCCAACTGGTCCGCATTGAGCTGGCCCCAGATGTCCACTCCCAGGCTGCATTTATGCGCCAGCCACATGCCGTCCTCGTGCATCTCGATGGACTTGGCACCGAATGCCAGTACAGTGGCTGCCGAAGCGTTGAAGCTGATGAACTCCACCGTCACATTGCCGTGCTCGGCCATCAGGGCGGACATGGCAACCGCTTCGGCCACATCACCGCCATAACTGGAAACCTTCAGGCGTACGGGCTGGCCTTTGGCCTTGTCAAGAAAGTATTTCAGATAATTTTTATTGTACCAATACCGATCAATCGTTCCGAATAATGTGATAACTGTCTCGTTCATAAAACTTATTTTTGCGCAAAGAAAAACGCAAAAAAAACGGTACCCAAGGACATCGGGTACCGGCGGTAAGCAGATAAACGTTTGAACGAAAGCGTGTTGTGTGTCGGCAGAGGAAGCCGTACGGCTATATTTCCTCCATGTTTTCAATATAGGAGGTCGGTTCATCCTGGATGCAGGTGAACGTGAATGAGGTACCGTTCCGTTCCGACACGGAACGTCCGCTTGTCTTGTTCGTGTTGAACAGCATGAGTGCGTCCTCCTGCCCGCACCAATGGACCACCCCGTTGCCGTCCACTGCCAGTACATACCACAAGCCACGCTCCAGCGTCTCCATTAAATGATGATTCACTGAGGAAAGTTTTGGAATCACCCCTTCGACCGACACATTCCAGCAATCCCCCGCATCATTCACCTCCTTGTCCTCATTATAGGAATAGGTGTCATTGGCATATACCGGTATGGAAACAATATCCTCCCGGTTGCGGAGTTCCAGATAGTTCAGACCGGCGGCATAGTCCTTACGGATTTGCACGAACGAGGCCGGAGGCACGGCAATCACCTGCAACAATCCTCCGACGTTTTCAAAATCATAATGCATTGCTTTCATAAGTCATTTTTCCCTGCTGGGAAATTGTCCCGAATTCGGACAACTTCCCCAAAATTATACGGTTAATAAAGTCTAAAATCGTGGTATTCTCCACCGTTTTCCTATATCCATGCCGGTTATACTCCCTGCGGATAGTCTCATAAGACCAGGTGTCGTCATCAAAGCCGAAGCTGTTCTGAAAGTTGCGGATGGCGGTCGAGAGTGGGATTCCGATACTGACATGGGTGTCGAGATAGAGGAAAAGCATCTGCTTGATCCGTCTTTCCACCTTGCTGCCGAACGCCACCACTTCGGTATTCGACATCGCCCATCCGTATCGGTAGAAGTCATCACGGCGTATCTCCACCGCCACGTTGGCGGTATATCGTGCCAGGTTCCGGTATCTGTTCTCGTATCGTCCGGGTTTTGCAAGCCTGGAAAGGAAGTCGTTCTGTAGCTCCTTGTCCGGGGACAGATTGACTATTTCTGTCCAGGTGTCGTCCGGGGCATTGAAATTGTACAGCAGGAATTGCTTGACATAAGGCTTGCAAGGGAGCCAACACACAAATCGGTCTTTCTTTGTCATTTAAAGCATTGATTTTTATACAAATATACAAAATACCGATAATATAGCCAAGGCCTTATACGGATATAGTATAAAAATCGTGCGACAGTGCTTTTGTACATGGTTTATCTTTTATATTGTTGAATGTCAGGCTGTTATAAGTGTACAAAAAGCGTACAAAACCGTACTAATTCTTTCGTTTGCGTACTTTTTGCCGTTTTTTGAAGAAAAGTACAATTCGTGCGCTATTCGTGCACGATTCGTGCGGAATTTGTACGCTTATAAATATTTGTATATCAGAATAATATGTACTTAATTCCGCACATCCGTACGAATGCACGATTTTTTCTCTGTTTTTTAAGGTAGTCCAATTTTAAAAAGAAGAATAAAAAAAGAATAATATACCCCCTCCGGGAATTCTCATGTCTGTTGCCACTTCCATGCACGTTTGTCCGAATCGTTATTATGACGGGTTGGGGGGAGGGGGGAAGGGGCAGAAGAAAAAACTGCATCCG